GCTAGGCTATACGCTTAAAAGAAAGCTTGCCAACCGGGGAAATCCGCTGACCCGATTTTCGGCAGTTCCGTAAACCGTGAATTTGTGCCCCAGCAGCTCTGTTTCGCTTAGGACTTGAATAGGATGTTTTGACATAACAAAAAATGCACCTACTACGAGCTGTCAAAACATCCATAGGATTATTTTGGGGACGTTTCCGTTACCCCACTCGGTAGGTGCAATATCTTAAATTTATGATACTACTTGGTATGTATTGGCAAAAAAACAACTCCAATGATTGAAGCCATAGGAGTTTGCCGCCCCTATGAATGTTTTGACGTTACAAACATACAAACTATTTTTGAAAAAAGCAAGGGGAAACAACTTTTTTACCTTCAAAGTAAAGATACATGTGGATTTATTTGGATTTGTAAACAGTTATCAGTTATTTTGCTGCCATTATATAAATAACATTGTTTAACATTAAAATTATACATGATTATGAAAAAAGTATTAATAATCTTAATGCTGATAATTCCCTTTGTATGCTATTCGCAAAACAATGAAGAATCTAAAAAATTAACTAAATTTGAGGAATTTTCCTCTAAGACAGGGTCTATAACAAAGTTTGTAGATGTTACAATGTCTAATATTCCCAAAAGTTTTATGGGTTCTTTAGAAGCAGGAATTAGAACAATTATAGGAAGTCAAAATAATGCGTATTTCTACCGCATTGAAGAACCTGAAACATCAAGAAGTGTATCTCATATTGCAATGATAGAATATTCTGATTTAGTTGAAATTAATAAAGCACTTGATAGGTTAGTAAGTGAAGTTGATTCGGACATTCAAAGTAATCCTGACTATTTAGAAAATAAATTCATAACAGAAGACGGATTTCAGATTGGCTATTATGTTTCAAAAGGAAAAGCCAATTGGTTTATGAAACTTGAAAGATATTCTGCTAGCACAGTATTTGTTAAAAATGCAGAAGTCGTGACAACTGCATTAAAAGATGCACAATCTAAAATTGAAGAATTAAAGAATAAATACAGTAAATAACCATTCCAGCCCCGTTCCTTATGGTTCGGGGCTTTTTTTGTGCAAAGAAAATCAGAGAAAGGTTTGCTTCTTGGTATATAATGTATTATATTTGCGATACAATATAATACAATAATAATATGGAAGCAGTAGTAAGAAAACAAACTTCGTTCCGCTTGCGTGAGGATTTATTGCAAATCTTGCAGGAACAGGCCAAAAAAGCAAACAGGAGTTTGAATAATTTTGTAGAGAGCACTTTAATGGATGCAATGTATTCAGAACCTAATGAAGAGACGGTTGCAGCCATAAACGAGGCGCGTTCCGGTAAATATGCCGGGGTTATTGATACGACAGATTTTGGCTCATTCAAAACAACAACAGAAAAGGCATGAGCGCAATAGACATTATTCGGGGTATTCTGATATACATGTACGGGCAAGACCACAACCCACCACACCTGCACATTAAAGACGGTGGCAACTGGTTTACTATCACTATCAAAGATAGGATGGTAGAAGGTAAGGGAACAGCAAAGACTATCCGACTGATAAATGAATACATAGACACCCACGAAGCGCAATTACTTGAAATTTGGGAAAAGGCGCAAAACGGTGAGAAGATAGAAAAGGTTAAACGATAAAAAGACAATGATATGATACTATTAGTAGAATCCGCTGAATACATGGGTAAATACACTCTTTTGTGTACGTTCAACAATGGAGAAAGAAGAAAAGTAGATTTAACGCCACTCCTGAAATATCCGGCTTTCGAGGAACTGAAAGATGAAAGCGAGTTTGAGCGTTACGGGGTTGACGGTACAGTATTTTGGGCAAACGGTGCGGACATTGCCCCTGAATTTCTTTATGAAAATGGGACACCATATAAAGCATAATTATCTTTTGATACAGACGGGGATTGAGCTTCTTAAACTTGGAAGCCACTCTGAACTATTTGGGAAAAAAAAGTGATAAGCTATTTATAGCCAGTCTAAATTACAAAGATTTCCGTTAAAAATATTGTCAAAATGATTTATTAGGAATTACTTTGCAAACAAAACTTTAAAAATAGATATTTGTATGAAAAAGATTTTATTGCTATTAACTGTGTTGTGTTATTGTATATCTATGAGTTCCCAAGTTATGAGGGCTGAGGAATTGGAAAAATATGCAAAGGAGAAATATGGGGATAGTTGGGTTGAAGCAGCAGAAACGCTCTCATCTCAATTAACTCTTGATAAAAACAATTCTTTAACCTATACACAAATAGTAGATTGTGGAAAAGCCACAAAAGAACAATTATATGTAATTCTGAATTATTGGTTTACTGCAACATTTAATGACGCAAATTCTGTAATAAAATTAAATGATAAGGAATTAGGAACTATAATTGGAGAAGGGTTTGTGGATGGTATATCCGAACACTTAGGAGGAATGAGCCGATACAAGGTGAGTATTACTCCTATTATAAAAGTTGACATAAAAGATACTAAGATACGTATTACTTATACCCTTCAATATTATAATATTATAAAAGTTATAGGAGGTGGAATAATATCTGCATTTTCAGATGGAACTCAAAGACCGCAAACAAATATAGAAAAATGGCCTATTGATACGTGTTATCCATTCGCAGAAAAAGATAAGCATAAAGCAAAAAAAACATCCTCCAAGGCATTGGTTATGGCTCATGCCTACTCAAACGTTATTATGGATAAGATTGAGGAAGTGGTTAAAAACGGACTGGTGGGAAATGAAAATGACGATTGGTAAATAAAAATATCTATATATAATTCCGTTTTATCGCCTTACTTAGGTTATTACCAAATAATAAAGCCAGATGTAATGTCTGGCTTTTTCTTTTTCTCTTCCCTTTTCTGATTTTCATTTTTGCCTTTCTTATTTAGAAAATTCTAAATAATTCAATATCTTTGTATCACCATGTGATGTTGCATGGCACTCAATATTAGGACTTATGGCAAACGAATTTATAATTACCGATTTAGTCGACAAAAAAGCCGTACAACAATTAAAGGAACTCCGTCTTGAATTTGATAGTACAAAAGGGTCTTATGTGGAGCTTGCTAAGGAGTTGGCGCAAGGAGTAAAAACTAATCCCAAAACATTTGATGAACTTTCCCAAAAAGCACGTAATTATACCTCGCTGTTGGAGAAATTGAATAAGACGCAGGAAAATATGGCATCTATTCAGGCGAAACAACTTACCGTGCTACGTCAAGTATCTCAGCAACTAAATTCAATGTCATCTTTGCAAAAGTTAAATCTTTTGTTCGAACAGTTCGCCAAAAATATCAAGAATGCAAGTGATATGCTTGCCGGATTATCTTCCGCATCCAACCAGGTGGCTTCGGCGCAGGATAATGCGGCTAAAAGCACCCAAACAGCAAGTAATATAATAAGCCAGGCATCCACTCAATTGCAGGCGGCAAATATGAACTATGCCGCCATAATCGACACCGTACAGGCATATGATGGCGAAGTTACTAAGTTGACGGCTGATACCATAGCCAATAAAGAGGCTATGAAAAAGATTGATGCAGATATTAAAGCTCTTGGAAAATCTTATAAAGATGGGGAAATAACTTTGTCTGAATATATAAAGCAGTCTTCGCTATTAAAACAAAGGCATACGGAACTGATGGCGCAAAATCAGCAATATTCGGCTTTGATAAAAAATCATTCCACGGCAATTATTTCAGCTTCCGGCAGCTATTATGAAATGAATGCCGCCATGCTTGAATTGCAGAAAAGGTATAAGGCGTTGAGTGAAGCTGACCGGGAAAGTAGTGTCGGAAAGAATTTGATAGCGCAAGCCAATGCTTTGAATAATAAGTTGAAAGAAATTGACTCTCAATTTGGGAATTATCAAAGGAATGTAGGCAATTATGCGTCCTCTTGGAATGGGCTTAATGTTCAGACGCAGCAGTTATTGCGAGAGTTACCGTCTTTGACAATGAGTTTCAATCAATTCTTCCTTGCCATATCCAATAACTTGCCAATGTTTGTGGATGAATTAAAAAGAGCAAGTGAAGAGTTTAAGCGGATGAAATCCGAAGGACAAACTGCGGTTCCGGTATGGAAACAACTTCTTGGCAGTTTATTTTCTTGGCAATCAGCACTTGTAATAGGTATAACATTATTGTCTGCGTATAGTTCGGAGATTATAGATTGGGTTGCGAGTTTGTTTAGAGGAAAGAAGGCATTGGATGAAATAATTTCCGTTCAAGACAAATTAAGGACAGCTCAAAAAGGAGCTATTCGTGATACAATAGAAGAACGTATCAAATTAGAACTATTATATAAGGCTGCCACCGATAATAAAAAAGCTATGGAAGAGCGTATCGTAGCTGCAAATGAATTAAAAAGTACTTTCCCTAAATTATTTGATAATTATACAAAAGAACAAATAATGACGGGGAATGCAAAAGACGCATATAGATTATTAACAGCACAGATTATCGCTACTGCCAAAGCTAAACGGGTAATGAATGAAGTGACAAAAGCCGCAACAAATTACGAGGAAACCGAGTTTAAACGGCTTAATCAAGTTTATACTGTCGAAAAAGCACGTGCAGAATATCAAAAGTTTGTAGATACGGGATTATCGAGAACAGAAGCAGGTATAGATGCAAAAAAGAAGCTTGAAGCGGAAGAAGCAACTTTGAAAGCTTTAAAAGAGCAAAGTATTCAGTATAAGAACCAAATGAATGATTTGGAAAAATTAGTAGATGTAAAAGCATTGGTTAATGACCCGGGTAAAAATAATAAAGCTTATGACGATGAAAAAAAGAAAGCGGAAGAATACGCTGAATATATCAAGAAGATAACAGAGGATTTATCCAAATCTAAAATAGAATTGATAGCTGACGGTAGAGAAAGAGAAATAGCTGAAATCAGTAAGGAATACAATGATAGGATTAAAGAGATAAAGGGTAGGACAGACGAAGAAATAGAGCTTCGGAAAAATCTTGAAACGCTGAAAGGAAAAGCCATTGCGGAAATAAACGATAAATACGATAAAGAACTGCTTGAAATAGAAAAAACAAATCTTGAAAACAGATTGGCTTCCATTGGGGAAAACTCGAATGAAGAATTAGACAAAAGGCTTAATCTCCAAATACAACTCAATAATATGATGCGTGATGCGGAAATAAAGGACGCTGAAAAGAATGGAGAGGATGTTGTGGCGATACGCATGAAGTACATGCAACGGGAAAATTCTCTCATAATGCGAAACCTCCAAGAAAGAATTAGGTTGATTGAGGCAAATACTGATAAGGTAGTAAACGAGCAGGAAACATCCGCTTTGAAAGAAGCTAATATCATAAAAAAACAATATGCAAATGGCGAAATAAGCAAAGAGGATTACGAAAAGAAATTATATGATATTGGGGTTAAGTATGCTAAGGCGCGTCTCCAGACTCTTCTTGCGGAAGCAAAAGCAGAAATGGCCCTTGTTGATATTAACAGTGAAAAGGCTAAGGAATTACAAGAAAGGATTAATAAAATTCAAGCGCAAATAGATGAACTGAATTATGACGATGCCAATAAAAAACAAAAAGAATGGATATACAAATTTAAGAGTGGTCTATCAGAAATGAATGATGCGGCAAGAGATACTCTTGGTGAAACGGCAGGAATATTTGAGGGATTATCTGATATAATGGTGGGTGTAGCAGAGAAAGGAAAATTGACTTTTAAAGGAACGGCAGAAGATGTGATAAAAAGTTTTGGATACCTCTTAAAAAGCGTAGAAAAAATCGTATTTGGTATCACTTCGTTAATGACCGATATATATGATGCCCGGATAGAAAACGTTGAAAAAGAACAAGAAGCCAACGATGAAGCATACGATAAAGAAATAGAACGTATAGAAGCCCTTGAAGAAAATGGTGCAATTTCTACCGAAGAGGCAGAAGTTCGCAAACGTGCAGCCGAAGATAAGACAGCCGCCAAAAATGCAGAGCTGGAAAAGAAAAAAGCTGCATTACAGGAGAAACAGGCTAAATGGGATAAAGCAAATTCTATTGTTCAGGCAGGAATAGCAACCGCTTTAGCTGTGACAAAAGCACTTCCAAATTTAGTTCTTGCTGCTTTAGTCGGTGCTATGGGAGCCGCACAAGTAGCCCTAATAGCAGCCCAACCCATTCCCAAATACGCCAAAGGAACAAAAGACCATCCCGGCGGTTTGGCAATAGTAGGTGATGGCGGCAAGAAAGAGGGTATCGTAACTAATAACGGGCTTTTTATCACTCCTGATAAGCCGACATTGGTAGACCTTCCGGCGCATGCGCAGGTAATCCCTGATTTGTCATATATCTATGACCGTAGAGGACTTACATCGGATTATGGTTTATTGGAACAAAAGCTAAAGAATATGAGAGAAGAGGGGATTGTTGTTAATGTAAACAACGATTACAGCCGACTTGAAAGAAAGATGGAAAGCAATACCAAACAATTGCAGAACATTGGTCGGATTATGAAGAAAGCCAACCATATTGCGGATTACAATTGGATTTCAAGCAGAGTATAAGATATGATATATAATGACTTAAACAAAATATGCCTTTCCCGCTTTATAAACATATTCCTGGGGGATATTGATAAGGTTGTTCAAGGCGGAAGATATAGTATCAGAGAAAAGGCTTTGGCGGCCGAGAAGCTATGCAATGAATACTTATCAATAATAGGGGGAAAGTCTGTTTCTGCCCAAATAAACCGGAAAAATGAAGTGCTGAAAATTCAAATCCGATTAAATTGCCTTGCCATATGTCAGGAACTCATTTCTTCCGAAAACTGGAGTGATGCTGTAGAAGTCATGTCTGCTTTGGGTTATAAATTCAGAGAGGACGAACATGATAAGATAAAGAACCGGATAAGCAGCGTTTCCGCTTCTGACAATTATCGCCTTGCAAAATTGCAGGAAACATCTCCTGATATAGGGAAAATAAAAATGGATAGGGAATATTTTACCAAAGAACGCGTTTCTTTAATGTCCCATGTAAAAATGCACATTGATGAAAACACGTTCTCCGCCAAAGAATATGCCTATATGGTCAGGCGTATGTGTGATGACATAGATGCCATGATACGTTCAACTTCAAAAAAGAAATAGATATGTATTACAGATGTGAACTATTGATAGGCGGAATGACATATGACGCCACAAATGAGCTTGTTAATTGGGACGATGTAGAGATGTCTTTCAAGAGAGGGGATTATGACGGAGTTGTTCGTAGTTTTTCCACAAAATTTGAGTTTGCCAACGGCGCTTATTCGCTATTGCTGAAAGAATATTTGTCGAATTACCTGAACTCATCTGCAACACTCGTGTTTTATACCAGGAATAACTCATGGCTGTTAAATGAAAAGTTCAGATGCGCTTTGGACTACTCTACATTTTCCTACAATGATACGACGTGCGAAATAAATGCCGTCGACAACAGTCTCGCAAGCTTGATTAAGGCAAAGAAAGGCACGCAGTATGAATACCCGGTAAAAGAAATAAAGGAGTCCCAACCTTTGGATTATGACAGATTGTTAATGAACAGTGATATAAAATGGTCTATACCAAGTGACGCAGAGGAGCCTAATGTTTCCCATGTAATGACTGCTTATCCTAATGCTTATTATACTATTCCTTTTTATATGTTAGGACAACCGGAAATTGCGACAAAGGACATTGTAGAGGTTTTTGATACGGCTGAAAACCGATTTGAAAGTACGGAAAGTCTATTCGGAGAATATCTGTTCAAAAATATATCTGACAGGGATTTGACCATACGGATAAAAGTAAAATTCAGTGTATTCATTACGTATCAGAGACCAGGCGTATCCTTCCCGATATATATACGGCTTTCCTCTTATAATGAAAATAGTAAAGAGCTTAAAATATATTATCAATCCGCTACAATTCAAACATTTAATACATACACTGTCGATATTGATGAGAATTTGACAATATCTCCAGGTGAGATGATTAATTTCAATATAGCACTTGCAAAATCTGACCCTATATATCAAAAATTTCCCGTTAATTTTAAATTCAACAGTCTTGACACACCGTTAAATATAAGTTTTTCCGAGCGTGGAAAATCTGTAAAAATAGATTGTATCAGTCCTAAAGTATTGCTTAACCGTTTACTGAGGTCTATAACTGATAAGAACAATGTAACGGGTGAAATCGCCACCGGAGTAGATGAGCGTTTAGACATGGCGATGATAGTTCCGGCAGAAAGCATACGAGGACTTCCCAATGCCAAAATATATACATCTTATACCAAATTCGCCAATTGGATGAGCGCGGAATTTGGGTTTGTCCCTGTAATCGGTGACGAGAAGGTGACATTTGTTCATCGTGATACTTTATTCCAAGATACAGAAATAAAGGACTTGCAGGACAGCACTTCCGATTTGGAATACAATGTGAATGCCGGACTGGTTTATTCGGGGGTAAAAGTCGGGTATGACAAACAGGATTACGATAGTGTAAATGGTCGCGATGAATTCCGCTTTACCAATGAATACACCACCGGCATTACATTGACAGATAACGTATTGGAATTAGTTAGCCCATATAGAGCCGATGCTTATGGTATGGAATTTCTTGCGGAAAAAAGAGGTGAAGATACGACTGACAGCGACAGTGATAATGATATATTCTTTGTTGGAGCATCACTTGACGGAGAAAAATACAAGCTTGTAAGGGATGGATATACAATATCCGGTGTCATATCTCCTTCTACTATGTTCAATGCCATGTATTCCCAAAGGTTTATGATTGAAGCAAACGCAAGGTATATAGGTGCTTTTGCCAACGCATTGGAGTTTACATCATCTGACGGTAACAGTGATGTGACAATCAATGGAGTTAGCGAAAGGTCGAGTATTGTATTGGGAAACAAACTGTTCACGGTAGGAGAACTTTCCGTCAAGACCGGAGATTTGGAAATACCGTCAGACTTGACGGGTTACATTCGGGTGGAAAAGAACGGACATATTTATAAAGGCTACGTAAAAAGTGCAAGCTATAATTATGGACGACCGGAAGCGGTAAAATATTATTTGATAGTCAAGAGTGTGGATTAATAGATGAGGAGATTCCATATAAGTCTATCAGGCACTCGTTATTTTATAAGGTATTATTTGGAATTGGTCTAAATAGTATGTATATTTGCGCATGATGTGTGAAGTTGCACGTCACTATAAAAGGACGAAAGGACATGGTAAAAGTTGGTGATGTTTGCCCTCTTTTTTTCTCACCTGTAAAAGATAAGTTTGGGCTTGATATGGACTATATTCAGAAGTTCCACGCTTCTGATAAAATCCATATACAGGTATTCACTAATGCTTCTGAGGAAGTTTCAGCGAGCCTGAACAATCTTGCCGCAGGAAATTCTACACCAATATCACTTTCCACATATAATCATAATGACAATGTAGTGATGTATTACGCCATTCTTCGAGACTTGGAGGATGCCGTATATACGGTTACAATCAACGAATATACATCAGAACCTTTTATTGTATGCTCCTCTGACGACTTGTTAGAGGAAACTGTACTTATCCGTTATTCCCATAAAAGCAATAACTCCGCTTTTGATAACATATTTTGGGTAGATGATATTCAGCAAGTATTTAATTTTCGTGTGGAAGCAGGATTTAAACCTGGAGGATATTCCCCTCGAATAGATAATGAGCAATATCGCAACCAAATGCAAGAGATAGAAGAATTATACGCAGTACCTTATGATGTGTATAATCTTACGATAGGAAATTCAAGCGGCGTCCCTTATTGGTTTGCAAAACACATAAACCGTATTTTATGCCTTTCTATGGTGGAAATTGACGGGACAAGATATGTCCGTTCGGAAAGTTCTGTTCCGGAAATGACGCAAGTTATTGAAGATAGCCAGCTGTTCCATATAAATATGGCTCTTGAATTGCAGAATAACGATATTGCAGGTATTGGCGGCTCTCCTGAAGCTGGTTCTTCCGCCTCTTTCCCTGCATTCCTGATAGACCACGCCAAAGATGGAGAGATGTTGCAATTCAGCGCAGAAAAAGCTGCATTTACTAATGTTGATAAGGTTGAGGTATGAAAAAAAGGCTTAGTAAAATATTATGGTTTGGTGATGCTCTTAATGAAAACAATCAGGCAGCTCCCCCTGCTTTATCTCCGAGTGATGAAGAGCATTTACAAGGTCTGAATCTCGGGGAAATATATATATGCGTCGCAGATGCCGACCCAGCACTGTTCATCAGGACTTCCGCCGACCGAATTGTCTACTTTAAGGCTCTTGATATAGAGGCTTTATCCAAGTTCTTTATAAGAAAAGACAGACCGGACGAAGCTGGATTTTTAATAAAGTTCTTAGGTGGATTGTTTTCAGACTACATCCAGTCCATGAACTTTTCTTCCGGTGCTCTCGGTGAAGGCTTTGTTATTAAAGTAGACAGCAAGACGGGTAAATCCTACATTGAAGTGGACGAACTCTTTGTGCGTATCAAAGCGATGTTCTCCGAACTGGAGATAAAGAAACTCTCTTATGCAGGCGGGAACTACATGTTCACCGCTGCCGGAATGAAATGCGGAAAGGTTGAGGAACACGAGGATTTTTGGCGGTGCTATCTGCTGGTTGATGATGGGGAGACGGCTATCGAGAACCCGTTCAAGGAAGGCGACCAGGTACGTTTTCAAGACTTCAATATCAAGCCGGGTGTCTACGAGAATGTATCCAACCGTTACTATTGGCGCTTATGTGTCGGCGTTGGTGAGGATTACATAGACCTTAGCAAGACGGACTGTGATGCAAACAGCGACATACCACAGGAAGGCGATAGCCTTGTACAGCTCGGAAACAGAACAGACAAGAAGCGTCAGAACGCAATCACCTTGTCCGTGTATGGCGATGATGCACCGAGTATCCATCAGTATGCCGGAATAGATTCCTATTCTTTAGCAGGCAAGGAAGTGACGGTTATCAGTCCGCAAGGCAACAAGTTCATGGGAGACTTTATCTTGAAAACGGGGATAAATATTATGACCCAGTTCAAGATATTGGAAGATTTGATTTACTCTGAAATCTCCAAAGTGCTTGACGAGGTGCAGGCAAAGGATAATTATCTGTACAATGCGGCATTTGCATCCAATACGAACGGTTGGGAGACAAAGAACGATGTTCATTTCTTCACCGTGAACGGAAAGTTCTTATTAGTGAATGGGGAGTTCTATTCCCGTAAGGACGCTATGGCTGCCATTATCAGAGACGGGGATAGAAACGTGCTTCGTATTCTTTCTTCCGGAATTAAACAGTCCAATGCAGATTTAGCCAATAAACCGACCTATGAGGAAGGGGAAGAACCGGGAAAGTTCTTTATCTCTTTCCGGTATAAGGTAGCTACAGCCGGAACGCTGACAATAGGATTTCCCGGTCAGAACCTGCATTTCACCGAACGTCTTGAACCGAGTGAGGAATATGCAATGAAGGAGTATTCCGGCACATGGGACGGAACGGGCGATTTTGAGTTGAAGTTTACGGGGGATATATACATACATTCGCTGGCTCTTACCGAAAACGCATTCGAGGATTTGTATACTAAATTAAGTTCCGAAATAAAGCAGACAGCGGAAAGTATCAGGTTGGAAGTAAAGGAGCTTTCTGAAAGTAATAATCAGAAGTTCTCACAGATTGAGCAGACAGCGGAAAACCTCAAATTGTCTGTTACAAAAATAGAGGAAGATGTAACGCAGTTGGGGCTGGACATCAATGGGGTTACCGATGAACTTAAATTATATGTCAAAAAAGACGGATTAGGTTCAGAAATCAATGTGGCACTTGATAACATTTCCGTGGTTTCCAAAAACATATACTTTACCGGAAATATATCCGCCAACGGGAATGTGTCTATTCAGGCAGACGGGACAATAAAGGCTATTGGTGGATATTTTGAAGGAGAGATAAATGCAAACAGCGGGGTGTTTAAAAATGTAAGAACTCCTAACAACTCTTTGGTGATAGACGAAAATGGGAATGTTAGCATTGTTGGCAAAATATCAACCGCTTCGTCAGGTACAAAAATAGAAATAAACCCAAATTCAAACAGCCTAAAATTTTATAATTCAAAAGGATATGATGTGGGTGGAATTTCATTCCTTGATAGTGGAGGCGGAGGTACTTCTGTTACTTACCCAAGATTAAAATTGGACAATATAGCAAGTGATGGCAACTTAACTGCGTCTACCACCCTTTTTGCAGGGTCATTGTCAATGATTTCAAATTTAAGTGGGTCAAGATACCAAGTGTCTCTTGGCATCGACGGACTTTCTTTTTATAAAGATGGAAGATTAACTAAATCATACCCAAGCTCATGAAAAAGATAAATTTTAAACAATTACTGATTGCTACGGACATTACCCGTAAGCATTGTGAAAATATAGATTGTAGAGAGAATTTTGCGAATGTATTATACCGGAACGGTAACGGTATCGCATCGCATGCACTCGCTTTGAAGATATACAACTCCAATGAAGAGACAGAGTATACCGATGAAGAAGTATCCTTGATACAAGAGCATGCAAATGCTTTTTGCAAACCTTTCTTTATTGACGCGCTCAATCGTGCTATCAACAATCAACCGGAAGAAGTAACCGATAAACAGGAATAATTATGGCTTGGACAGAACAGGATTATCAAGAAATAGTTGCCCGCCTTATGGCTAGTTCTATAGGGGTTAATGAAGTACCGAATGCGGACAAAGCGGATGATGTAACATCATTGCCTGCATTTAAACCTTCAGGAAGCAACAGTGAAGCTTCTGTGGTCAATTATCCTTTAGAATTTTTGAAAGGAGAACAAGGCGAGCCAGGTATACAAGGAGAACCTGGGAAGTCATTTAAGGTAGCCGGCGAATACGCCACCCTTGAAGCCTTGAAATCTGCTGTTCCCGATGGTTCGGCAGTTGACGGGTTCATGGCTGTAGGCACGGAAGCCCCTTATGATTACTACGCGTGGGTGAACGGCGAATGGGTAAGTCAGGGGAAGATAGGCGGCATAGAAGAAGCGCCAACTGATGGAAAGGCATACGGTCGTAAGAATGGGAATTGGGCGGAAGTTCCTGAAAAATCCGACGTCCTCACCAAAACCAACAGTGAAAGTTTCACCCCAACCTCGGACTATCAGCCTGCAACGAAGAAGTATGCGGATAATATCAATTATGGTAAGGTTATTAACGTTTCTGTGGGCACTTATCTTGTTACCAATAAAAACGAAAGAGACAGGGAAGCAATAGACCTTATAAACGCCATCTTTGGTTCGGTTGATAATCTGAAAGAAATAATCCAGGATATTATAGCGAACCACACCAAGTATTATTTTCACAGTTATAATAGCAAAGATAATTGTATTGAACTTAGTAGCATTTACTCTTTTCACAACCCTGAAACTGAAGAATATAACTTGCAATGCAATATCAGTTATTATACTAATAACGGTCCTGTTTCCAAGCGTATGGGATTTAAACTAATGCCCAATGATGAAGACTGTGTTGCTTCTATAGAAGATATACTCGTTTCCGACAACCTCACCACCCTCACCAAGAAAACCGCTGCCGAGTACGAGGATATTAGCTCTAAGGATGAAGGAACAATGTATGCTATAACAGATGCTTGATATGAGAGATAAGAATTTAGAGCGGAAATATAAACCCTGATATTAAAAAATGGAGATAGTTAGATATGGTTAAAATTGGAGCTACATCTATTAGTAATCTTGCTGTTGGAAATAAAAATATTGATTTGCTTAATATCGGCAATGCCATTTTTTATGCTGGCTATCCTTATCCTTGTGTTGGTGAGAATGATTTAAACCCAATTACTCTTCAAGAATACATTGATTTGCCTTATATTGGAGACCCGCAAAATTTTCAAGTAGCCCTATATTTTTCAAAATATATAGAAAGTTTTGAATATAGAATTGTATTAGCTGGAATAGATAGCGGTTTTAAAGTTTGTCCTCTTAATGAGCAAGTAGTTCCTAATGTTTACGGTTTTGTCACAAATTACGGTAATTATGCTGTTCTATTAGGTCTGTGTGCTCCTCGTTATATTGCCAACGAAACGAGCGCTCCAACGATGCTTACTGAATTTAAAATTGATGGTAAATTATACAGCTATAATTATATAAGAAAGTAATTATAAGAATTGAATTTAACTTATTTGATTATGAGAGTAAAAGTATTTTATGAAAACTGGTTTGCCAAACTTATCCTATTTGGCGACTACACAACAATCATGCTCTTCGGCTTCATCCTTACGAAGTTGAAAGAGTTGTCCGAAACAACCATACGCCATGAACGGACACATCAGAAACAGTTCTTCGAGTGTATGGAGATAGCGGCTATCCCGTCTGTATTGCTGGCGTTCTATGTCAGTGCGTGGTGGTTGCTCCTTATCCCGCTATTCTACTACATTATTTATTTGACAGAATGGTTTGTGAGCTTCGTGTACCACCTGTTTACAGACAACAAGATTGGCGGCGGTAAGGTAAACAATAACGCTTACCGTGCGAGCGCATTTGAAATGGAAGCCAAACTCAACCAAGATAATCCGAACTACTTGAAAGAACGTAAATGGGGTGCATGGTTCAGATACTACGGCAAGATATGAAAATCCCGTCCTACTCTCACGAGCAAAACGGAATGACAGTAGTTCTCTTATTTGATAAGAGACACAAAGATAGGAATAATTGACAAATAACGATAAGATGAGTACAGAAGTTGTAAACGCAGCCCTTCAAACAAGTAAGGGGATTAGTGATTTCGGAATGATGGCTGTTGCCGCAGGTTTCTTTTTGGTTATATGCGGTGTAATGTGGTTCTTTATATTCAAATGGTTCAAACATTTGGTGGATAATGTGATAACCAGGCAGGAAAAGGTGATAAATGATTTGCTCGTGGAAACCAAAGCACAAAATGAGGTTCTATCTGATATTAACGAGGGATTGAAGCCTATTTCTCAAATGCAGATAAATTCGGTTTGTAACAACTTCTTTGACCTTGATTGTGAAAGACTGTGCCGGCTGGTCCGCAATGTGCGCGATGAGAATAATATTGATGATAAGCAGAAAACGAGACGGAAAATAGAAACGCGTTGTAATGCCATAATCAAGAAGCGGAGTATTGAACTCGACAACTTTATTCATCGCGGAAAAAGGCTCAGTGAGTTTATGTCTACGGATTGGGTCAAAAAGTTTTCAGATATAATAGAGTCGGAAATTTATAATCCTATCGGCGCCAATAATGCACGTGCCTATGCCAATATCAAAACAGCTATAGATGAGGTTAAGGTTGAATTTTTTAATAACATGAATAAATAAGGAGTAACAAAATGAAAAAGAAACTGATTATCGCAGGGATTGTTATCGCTATCATCGTGGGAGTTATGCTTTACATGCACTACACACCGTTTTGGGTGAACTTGACTACTGTCGTATCATTCGGTGTCGGTGTTGTTGCCGGATGGGTGGCTCGTTTAGTCTATGACAAATATTTTAGAAAGGAGAAATAACATGAGATACTTTACAATTGCAGAACTGGTTAAAAGCGAAACGGCTGATAAGAAAGCTATAGACAACAGATTGCCGCAAGAACTGCTTCCCAATGCACAAGCGTTGGTTGACAATGTCCTCGACCCGTTAAGAGAGGCTTACGGAAAACCTATCACAGTGACAAGCGGATACCGTTGCCCCGTTCTTAATAAAGCAGTAGGCGGCTCTAAAACGAGCGACCACATGAACGGATGTGCTGCCGATATTGTCGGTACTCCAAATACCCCGAAAGAGAACAAAAGACTGTTTAATCTTATACAAGAATTGAAACTTCCCTTTGACCAGGTTATTGATGAGAAAAACTTCTCATGGGTACACGTCAGCCACCGAAGAGAAGGGAACAGAAACCAAGTATTGAAACTCTAAAAAGTAAACATCATGGCAGCAGAAGTTTTATCATTTCAACAAGAAGAAGGCAAAACAGCGTATTACGCAACGTTTGTCAGTGACGGTAATCCCGTTACCATACAGATAAAGAACAAGGGCGGAATGGTGACTGTATTTGCCAATATCGAGGGCATGAAGCCCGTGACATTGTATCCTAACGTGCGTGACAACAACGATGCCTCCGACTCTATTTTCCGCATCGCAGGGATAGCGAATGGCATAAACGTCACAATCAAGAGTGCTACCGAAGTATTGGAAGCCAAAATGATTAAAGAGGGATAGCCTATGAACCCAATCACTATCCCCAACATCAGCATCCCGACAATCGGTATTCCTACTATCGGTATACCGTCTGTCGGTTTCCCGTCCGCTTCGGGCGGTGGCGGTCTTTCATGGCCCGCTGGTATGAAAGAGCACATCAAGGCTTGGTATGACCCGAAGAAACAGGGTATGACGAATTTCGATGTTATTGAAAGTTATGCCGACGATTTTACTAAATGGAGAATTGAAAACACAGGAGTTACTTCTACTCAAAAGAAAATAGTTATTGCTGCTGGTACAGAACTAAAATATAATGTCGCTTATAAAGGTTTTGGAAATTCTATTGCTGAATTTGATATTAAATATACAGGTAATGCTGTTATAAGATACCAATATAACAAGGAAGATGGTACAACGGGTATTATTACTATTAATAGAAGTGGTATCTATCATTTACCTGCCAGCATTAAAGCTCAAAAGAATTTTGGTTTTTATTGTAATTCTCAAACAGTAACAGAAGAAGCTACTATTGAGCAACTTCCCACTTCTATTCTAAAAGACTTTAGCGGCAACGGCAACCACGCCTATTTGTATGGTGGTAAGGGTAAGCTGAATAGCGGGATGGGAGTGTATGGCATAGATGTAACAGAGAATATTATCCAACAGAATAGATTTGAATATCTATATGATAATATAACAAAAGAAGTAACATTTATTAAAGCGTTATCTGCTGGTTCTTATCTATTCACCATAAATAAGAATATTGTTAATTCTACTCAGCAAATAAAATTTGAAGGTATAGATAGTCCTATTCGTTTTATTAACTCTACCACCAACGAGACTTATTATAATATTACTGAGGATGGCATTTACGATATAGAATTTGTAACAGATGCGAATACGATTATTAGTACAAATTACACTACTAATCAGGAGTTGAATTTAAAAGTACAATTTTTACCTTATTACCCCGACCAGCTTTGCTACGACGGCAAGATGTACGCTGTTGCTTACGATATGCCTATATTAACGGATTACACGGTGATGGCGGAGAGGACGTGGTTTGAGAATAGAAATATTTTCTTGGCAAAAGGAAACATTACTACTGAAGCTAAATACGCATTTATATTTGAAAGATTTAAGCCTGATGGGGTGATGGCTGTACAATCTTTTGGTGCTTGGAATGATGTTGTATCGACTACAGACAGTTGTATTTCGTATCTAACAAAAAACAAGTACAACGGTATTGATATTAGAAGCGGAATAGGTGCAGATGATGATATGCTATCAATTGGCGGTGCTCTTAATAAAGGTAATATAGAATTAACTTCTGTTTGTTGTCACGGCGCCATCATAGTCGCCGACCGCAGCTTCACCGAAGAAGAAATAAACTGGCTAAAACAAAACTGGGATAAGATATGAGAAATAACATCTTAGGTGCGGTGGTCTATCTATCCACCGCCATAGTATTCGGTGGCAGCACTGCACTGCTGATGCTTTTTATCAAGGAGAACAGCGACCGTTGCTACTACTATAACGGCAAGTGGAACAAAATAGACTTGCTGTGTGGAGTTGCCGCAATATGTGCAGGTATGGTTGTAAATCATTATTTGTTGAGATTATGAAAAAACTACCCTGGCTATTAGTTGTATTGCTGGCCATCGCTTGTGTGGCGGCGTGGTTCCGCCGGCTCGAGCCTTTGCCGGCAGAAATCCGTACCGAGACGAAGATACAGACGGTTGTCAAACTTGATACGGTTCTTATCTCCTCGCCGATAGCTGTCTTTTGGCAGATATTGCCGAATGACACAGTACGTATAGGTGATACCTTGCTTCATCGCAAACGGGTTGTGTATGAAGATAGCCTGTATCGTGCGGTGGTGAGTGGATATGTAGACCCACGGCTGGATAGTATGACTGTGTATCCGAGGACGGTTTATCAGACGGTAACGAATGACATCTATCATCCGGTTCCCATCAAACCGAAGAAGAAGCGTTGGGGATTAGGGTTGCAGGCTGGGTATGGGTATCCAGGCGGCATGTACGTAGGAGCAGGAATAAGTTATAATCTATTTGTATGGTAAGAAAGAAATTAACGATGTAGAAGTTGGCTTGTAGCTGACACTCTTTCGGGGCTTAGAGTAAAAAGAAAGCCCCATTTCCCTTCACTGTCTGCAAACTTCAAGGGAATAACAACACGGCAGTATTGTTTTGGGGCTTTGTCCTTATAAACAACGCTTCCGTGTTTTTGTTTTCAGAACTTTTATGTTTTAAAGCAGAAATATGAAAATGAAGGAATTATATCAGACGGTAATGGCGGCGGTTTGCCGCCATACAGAAATAAGGGAGGTTGATATTTTAGGAAGCAACCGCGAAGAGTGTGTAGATGCCCGTTACATCTTAATCCATATTCTTGCTCACTTTTTGACGGATGAAGAGATAGCCGGGCAGACTAAATTGCCGCGTCAATCAGTTAATCGGATACGGAATAGATTTGCTGCTAAAACGAACAAATGGAGTATCCGTAACAACCTGCACGAAATTAGTTCAGAACTAGCTCACAATCCGCTCACGTCTTCTATAATAGCACATTGATTATCCCGTTCTTTGTCATGCAGCCTTATCGGGTTGCCTTGAAACAGTTTAAATATTAAAGTTATGAGAATTAAAGGAATGAGCGGTGAGGAATATAATGTCACCGGACAAGGACAAGGTAATTACAACACGGTTGGGGCTTCTGCCGGCATTGCATCTTTTTTGGGGCTGAATGCAGGGAATATTCTTGGCGGTTGCGGTAATGTGAGAAATGGCGGTTGTGCAGGCCCGATAGAGGTTATCACCTCCGAAGACAAACCGATAAGCCGATATGAGGCGGGAATGATGGATAAACTTGCAGCTAAGGATTCTGAAATATCCTTGTTGAAAGCCAACACCTACACAGACCAAAAACTTGCGGATGTTTATGACCGCCTACTGACAATTGTCAACAAGAACAAGGAAGACCAGAACGCAATCAATATGCAGCAGGCCGTATATAATGGCACCAATACCGCCACCTTAAGCTGTATGAAACAGCAGATTGCGGAATTGGTAGCCTTAAGCGAGCTTGTCGTTCCTCAACGTAAGGTTTGTGATACTGGATGTTGCGGTTGTAACAACTAACGCACAAGCTTATGTTTTCAAACGCTCAAAAATTGGCGGCTGTGCTCAATAAGTGGGCACAGCCTGCTATACAGGGATTACTTGGAGGACGGTTAGGGCAATTGCCGTTTATTGCAAATATAGATGCGAAAGTGCGTTCCACCGGTTGGGTCAGCCCAATGTGGAGCATTTCCAAAGAGATAGCTCCCGTACTGAACGGATTGTCCTCATCATTGATTGAACCTATGCTTGCAGGGTATCTGCAAGGAGTTCCGGATAACGCCATACCGGAACTGGCACATAAAGTCGTGGATGATGCTATAAAGAATGGGGGACTTTCGTTGTTTGAGGGAAAAATCGAGTTTGAGAAAGAAGATTTGGAAGAATTAAAATCGCTTCTTCGGTATAATCTGCCTATCCAGGACGTTCCTAATTCCTATGAAGTATTAACAGAAGAACCTATTTCGCAAGGTGAAGATGCGGAAGATAAATAATACAAAAAGACAATATCATGATTCAATTAACTCCAATTGCAATCGCTGCTACCAGCCAACAATACTTGGTTAATGTAGTGGAAAATCTGTGCCAGGCATATTGTGTCAATGCCGGAGCGCAACCCACCGGCTTGGTGAATTTTACAGTAGCCGACCAGTATACAGTAGGGACACAAACGATAGTAACCGTTAACGCGGCTTCCCTTGTTACTTATACTCCCAAAGGAAGTTGCCGTAGTGTTACCAAACAGTTCTTGGAACAGTTTAAGGTAGCATTTATCGGTACAGCCGGGGAAATCCCCTCAATCTCCATTACGCCACTTGTCACAAGGATTACGCCGGAAAATATAAAGTGCTGTAACCGTGCGTTTGGAGTAAGTCTTGCAACTCCGGTCACTATTTCCGCCACCTTTCCGGCTTGATTATCCGAACGCGCCAAAGAAAAAGGGGCGAAAAGATGTTCCGGTAAAAGGGGGAATAAAGAAGTATAAACCAGGGAGGACGAAAGCCCTCCCTTAAAAATATTATTATGAAGACAAAGGAAGAGATGATAGAACGGTACAATACACTTTATGAGAAAATGGCAGAAAGCCAGAATCCGAAAAATATGAAGATTTTCGGAGAGGCGGAAAGGTATATGTTTAAGGAGCTTGCAGCCGTACATCCGGAAATGGCTGAAACATGGCTGTCAAGGCTTGAAGCTGTATGCTGGAACAATTATCTGTCAGAAAGGGAAGCCATTAATATTGGCAGGCGTATTGTCAATCAGAATGGGATAAAGGGCTTTCATTGGAACTATGAAAACTTTTGCAATGCCGTAAAAGGTATGAATGGGAACATAGAGGATAAGCCTTATTATAACAGTTATGCGCTGTTTGTGGCAGCCAATATGATTTATTCCGACCACGCCAACAGCATATCGGAAGATATGGGATACAAGGCCGTGCAAGATGTCCCCAACGAAAAGATGGCACTATCATGTTATAAGAAAGCCGTTGAGATATTGAAAGATGAAGATGGTGGGTTTCGTATACGGAAATATTTCAAACACTGGATATATGAAAGCCCGGCTATGTAGTATTGAGGAAAAGATTGACAAGTTGATACTGATGGTAGAAAGGCTTGACGGTTTGCGTGGCTTTGGAAGTAATATTTTGGCAAACATTATTGGGGATGTGATAACTCAGAAGTAATGAAAGGCTATTTGGACATACTGATAGAACAAGCAGACGGCATGATGTACTGCGACTTCTGCCGCCTGCTTAGCATTCTCCAATGGAACGTTTAGAACGCTTTGAACGGGTTCTCCATTGGGTTATACCGCTTGCCGTTTTGGTGAGGGTATTAGCTTGGTGTCTCTAATTCTTTTACTTTTTGTAGGGCACAGCACAATACATATATGGTGCTCATGTTCGATTTGACAAAATCAGTATTCCCGTCATCTACGTATTGCACATAATCAAAAGCCAGTTCAATAAGTTCTTCCCGTAATTCTTCGGGAGATATGCAGTCTTTGAATAATTCGTCTATTGCGCTAAGGTCGTATTGCTTCTTAGCAGGTATTGTATTTCTTTCCATGATGAATATTTGTTTAGTCTTTTAGTAAAAGCCCGCCCGGAATAGGTACGGGCAGGGCTTGGCAATAGGGTTAGGCTGCTTTAGATTCTCTCACCATATTGGATATGATGTTGTATATCTTATCAAGGAAATGATTTCTCTCCGCTATTTCAAGTTTGGATTCGTCTCGTCTTGCTTTCTTGTAGTTCCGTATGGAGATATGGTATAGGTAATACAGCTGGTCATAAATCTTGTGCCATACGTCTTGCTGCCTTATATTCATGGCGGATGCGTATTTGTTTACCAGCTGCCGGATGTTGTCACGCATAGACAGCTGCGGCAATTCTTCCGAAGACATAGCCACTGACAATAAGAATTTCCCGTTTTCTTCCCGTTCTTTCTTTATTTCCGCAATCTCATTCTCTATATTCTCTATCCGTTTCTCGTATTCGAGGTTTATGTTCGCTTGCATTGCAAACATCTGTGCGGAAGAAAGATGCCGTTTCAATGCGTTTTCCATAGAGTTGAATGCTGCGATGTATTCCAATTTAAATTTTAGGGCTTTCTTACCAGTGAATCCCATTGCCAAAAGAGTGAACCCGTCTCGGTTCATTATAAATCGTCTTGCGGATTTCACCCCTCCATTGGGCTGTGGAACATCTTCTGTATATTCCACGAACATGTCCCGAACTTTTGCGTCACATTCATTATCAGCGTTTTGCAATAAATTATCTATTGCTCTTACTACATCGTTTGGCTCTTTGCCAAACTTTTCAGCAACCAAAATACTATTGGTTAACACTTGGTCATTTTGACCTTTAAAAACTAATTCATTTGCCATTTTTGTAACGTTTTATGGCATTGCAGAAAGAAGACGGTCTGCAATTAACCCGCCGTTACACATACCTAAGAGGCAGTTGGGAGGCTATTAACTCTCCACACGGGTTTGCAGACCGCTATAATATACAGCGTTAGCTTACAAACATAAAAAATGCCTGCTAATAGCAGACAACCGTCCGCCTCTTAATATGTGTAACGCTGCAAATATACCTCTAATTTCTATAACGCCAAATAAAAAACTTAATATTTTACTTTTCTACCCCATATCATCGCGTTATACAGCGAAGTAGCATACATCTTAACCTCTTCCTTGCTCTCAAGGAAATCAACCTTAGAGGCTGCTATCATAGCCTCTGTATAAATCTCTTTGTTTAAAATATTATTCTCTTTCATGTTATCTGCATTTAACTTTTGTAAGTCCATACTTAGCCAACCTTAGATATATCGTCCTTATGCTTACATTCAGCATCTCTGCCATTCTGCGGGGCGGTATCTTTTCTTCCTTGTACAACTTGGTAATGTTTTCTTCCGAAAGCGGGTCTACAAACGTTTTCTTTGGCTCTGTTATCCCCATCCGTTTACGTGCTTTCGCTGCATATGCTTCATTCTGTTTGTCTTTTGTGACGTAAATAACAGTGGTCTTGTTAAGGCGTAGAGGGAATAGCCTTCTTTCCACTTCCTTGTGTTGTTCGGCAAGGCTTTCTACATCCCCGTTGACCGTAGTGTCAATCTTCTTGTATTTGTCCGGGATGCGGGAATGTCTGTCTCTGATTATTCTGTCTGCTCTTCTCATGACTTCTCTTCATTGTCTGAAAACACTAAATTTTGTACTTCTTCTTCCCATATATCTCCCTCATTTCCTTCAAAGTCAAGATATACCGTATCTTTAGGGCTTGGATTGTTGAAACTAGAAAGCATCCCTATTACCTGCATGGGTATGGAAAGTCTTTCTCCTTGTGGTGACGGGAGTTTTATTCTCACCCGGTCACCGATTTTTAATTCTGTTATATCCATTATTTTATTATACTAAATTTATGATACCACTTGTCCGCATGGCTGAACCATCCTATAATGAATGATTTGCCGAAGAGGGTTGCTTTGTATAGTTTACTCATATGCCTATTTCTTTTGCGTAGCGTTTCAATTCTCCAATGGAAAATAATCTCTCTTTCTCGTAAATCCCGGCTGCACTATGTTCAAGACTACATCCATTGGAATAATGCCACCCTTCAAGGAATAGCACAGCATCGCATTGAAGAAGGGCGGTAATATCCCTGCCTATATGCTCTTCATAACTCGTGTCCGGATTTGAAGACACCTCTAAGGGAGATACCGCTTCAAAACCAAGTTGTTCTATAAACTCGGAAGCGGATTTGCATCTTTTCTCAACATCTTTTATGTCATACCCGGTGATAGGCAGACTGATATATATTTTCTTTTTACTCATGTGTTTCTTTGTTCTTTAATTTATCAAGGAACTTGCTATCTCCCGAATAATCCGCACCGATAGCCTTTTTACTTTCAACAATCTGTTCCAAAAGGGTTATAGCTTCCTTTTTCACTTCTTCTACTTCATTATAACCGCAGGCTTTATCAACCAACTGCTCCATAGTCGATTTAGGCTTGGAAAGCTGTTCTTTGAGCTTGTTTAATCTCCAGTAGCAGTAATCAATTGTGGCGACGTGTTCTAAATTACTCATAGTTGCTTTTTCAATAATTCCGGGCTGTCGTAAATATTGCCTGCATATCTAATCCCGAACATATCTATCATTTGTCCTATTGGCTTATTTCCAAGATTTTGAGACAGAACTTCTAATAGCACAAAAGAACCGATTTTATCACTATACACTACTTCACATAGTACACCAGTGCATTCAACCAAATCATGCTCATATATTTCTCTATCATTGTATTTAACTCCCGTGAACTGCCCAACAGTTTCAGCCCATACGTCATCGCACCGGCAGTTTTCCGGAGAATGCGTTTTCCCCTATACGGAAGTAAGAACATAAACCATCCCTTACATATTCTCTATCTTCAAATCTACTTCTAATAATATCTGTTTCTATCTCTTTAATACCTTCTGTTAAGGCATACTTTGTTATAAATACTTTTACCATAGTTGTAATCATTTATAAGGTTAAAGTGAATTAAGAGAGGCAGCGGACACGGGGCGAACCCAATCGTCACTGTCCTGAATGTTGTCGTATCTAAAACCGTCGCCCCAACTGAGAATAAAATTGCGTTTGTTTCCTTTTCTCGTAGAACACCAATACCAGTCATCTTTCACTGGTTGTTTTCCGCAGATAGCTAAGGCTGCATTCAGCATAACCTTATGTTCATACCCTAAGACACTCTCTTGTAGTGTAGGAATGCGCCAACTTAATCCACATAAGTCCAATGCTATGACTTTCTCAGCAATTTCGCTTCCGGATGCAGCCAATGCTTTGGTATTGCCTATTCCATCGGTATCCTTCATGCCTTCTTCTGTGGTTGGATATATCTTTCCTGTTTGCTCTTTCTCCCAATCAAGAAGAATATGGGTATCATTATCCATATCTTCCGGATAGAAGAATAAAGCATTGCCATCATGGATAATAACTACACATTGTGCCTGTTCGTTTTCTTCATGCAGTCCCCAAAATTTAGGTTCTACAAAATTCTTATTGACGGTAAAGATGAATACACCATTACCTACATTTTCTTTTGTGTAAATTCCTTTGCTCATAATAGTTATATACTCTTATTCGTTAATCATTAAACAAATCAACAGCTTTCGCAACCCAATACCATATCACGAAATAAAAAGCGTATTTGGCTAATCTTTCGCAAGCTTGTGAAGGCTCTAACCCAACAATGAAATTCCACGTATTATACTCATATACACAAATTAGATATGATATAATGATAGAAACCAGTATATATATAAATCTTCTCATATAAGTTTTAATGCTTCTTGTATCCCGGCTTCCAGTGCTTCCTCGTAGGTGTCATATACTTTATAGCCATTCCCTTTGTTTATTTCGTTCTCCATCCAGTCGCTTTCTTCTGTTGGAACATTGAAATCACAAAAAGAAAGCTTCCATCTTTTCCCAATAACAGGTTCTACATATACATACACACCTCTTATTTCACGCAGCCACTTTTGGGCGATATACAATACTGGACACAAAAATTCAACTGGTTCGTCATCTATTTCCGTACAACACGACATACTTTGCGGAAGGTCATATTTTGTAATAACCTTATTGCGGTCTATTAGGTGTTCACACTTCCAAACGAAACCTTTCTCTTTCAGCAGCTTCGCTGTTTCTAACGTTACAAGTTCTTCGGTCATAGTTATTTACCTTCTATTATTATACACCCCAATAACACCCCTAAATATTTTATCCCAAGTTCGGAAACATAGTACACGATTTGTTTTTCAATCTCAAACTCTCGCTTTTCTGCATATCCGATAGATACCAATTCCTCCCAGTCCTTATCGGAGTTATTTACTACAAATCTATTACGATAAGCCTCATATCTATTTCTTTTTATTTTCTCACGGCTAAATCCGATAGCATGTTCCATTTTTTCTATTTGCCGGAGTGATAGTTTTATATCATTCATAATCTTTTATTTTAGGTATTTCTACACCATACATATCGGCTAACTTCTGGAATTGTTTTTTCACAAACGGAGCTTCTTCCAAAGCCTCTAATACTTCTGTTTTTAAATAGGTTCCCTCAACAAAAAACACAGTCTTACTGCCATAACGATTATCATCCGGACTTGCAGAGAAAGAAAGACACCCATACCCCTTGTACGTGAAAAAATTAAAGCCGGAAAAACCGAATAATTGAAAGTCTTCATCTATTTTACTAAGGTCTTCTTTCTCTTGAGGAGAAAATCTTCCAGAAATAGCTTTAAAATGATGTCCGAGACAACCATCTGTCCCAAAATATGCTATTCTACACATAATTGTTCTTTCTTATCTTTAAAGCGTTCAATCAGTTCGTCTACGGTAGCCTTGTGATAATTGTCAATCTCAAAATCATTAGGCATCCCATAGAAATCCATTCCAGACAAACCTCCATCAGAGCCATCCCGGTATATACCCCAATCGCCCTTACCATTAGTGAATAATTGATTGTTGTCTGTATCATCCTTTAATGCAGCGATAGCCAAGAAAAGTTCCTCGTTGGTTCCGCAATCAATTCTTCCTTTCTTGGTGACAGTATCTACATCATATACCACTCCATATAAATTACCATAAGACGTTATGATAGCCTTTCCCTCTTCGATACTTTTATGACTTCCCTTGCCGTCATAATTATGTGCATCTAAAGTTGTATCACCTGAATTAAGGATTTCATATCCCAACTCTTCCAGCTTCTTCCGAAGCTCCGGTGTATTTTTGCGTATAAAGCACGGTGTTGTAAATCCCATAGTTATTCCTCCTTTTTTAATTCTTCCAATACTTTCTTCACTATTTCATAATGAGACAAATCCCAATCAGAACAAATATCATCCGCTTCATTATCGTAGTGATTGACATAAACGTATTCATTCAGGTTCTCACGAAAGGTCTCCCCATCCAATCCGCTATCATCACAATCATCGTACATTCTCAATTCATGAGCCACTTCATTACATTCTTGATGTGTGATGAAGTCGTACACAACTCTGTCATATACATTTGTTTGGCGGACATACTTTTGCCCTATCTGTATCTTGCAGCAACAAAATTCACAATTGTGTTCTTTCTTGGCTGTTGGGTAAGTTTGCTTTAGTATTGTTGGCATGATTTATTCCTCCTTATCCATCTTAATATCTGTCACTTTGCCACGATTGATAAAACCGCCACAGCTAAACAAATCGGTTGTACATACTGTGTAGTCCACCTCTGCGCATTTCTCGTACAGAGAGCATGAGGCACAATGAATATTATCTTGCACCGCTTCATGCAGCACTCCGTCTATTATTATTCCGTTCTTTACTTCCATGATTATTCTCCTTTCGTTATTTGTTTTCCTTCCTTTTTTTTGCATTCTTCACAATGCAATTTATAAGCATAAGCAAACACATTCAAAGTAATATCATCAAAATGAAAGTCCGCCTGCTTGCCTTCTACTACAACAGAAACACATAAGCTTCCATTACAAAAATTAATATATGCTTCACCACCTCCATCTCCCTGAATGGAAAGGGTTTGTGTCTGTACACTATCCATGATTCACCTCCTTCTCTGATATTCGTTTTAATGGATCAAAACTCATATTTATTCGTTGTACCCCATCTATAACGTCTCTTATATTGAAACATTGTAAACTGCCCAAAACGTTTGTCATTCTAAATACAGGATTTGCCATACAAATATCAGTAAGAGCGTCTATCAACAGTTCTTTACTTAGATGTCGCAACTGAATCTTGATTAAATTCCGTATTTCTTCATCATTCATAGTTATTCTCCTTTCCGATATATCCATTTTCAACGCACCAGCAAAGCGTCTCGTAGGCTGCATCAATAAGATTTTTTAAATGAAAATAAGATAAAAGACATCCTGCTCCCTCATACTCGACATGCCACATTTTCTTGTATTCACTAACTCTGATTGAAAGACAAAAATATTTTTTTATGACAGGCGGCAGCTTGTCAAGAATGTCCTGCAAGGTATAAGTTTCATGATAATAGTCGTAATTCGTATCGGCATCCGGAGAGGTTACAACCATGTTGTCTGCATCTGATTCATTCCACTCGAAACACATGCTTCCATCGCTTGTATCCAGTCCAAGCTCCTGCAAATGTATCATCTGTTCGACTGATAATACTTGTTTTGATTTCATAATCATTGCTTTTTATTAGGTATTAAATCATCCAAATACGCCCATTCTTCAATTGCATCTTTGGAACACTCGTAATCATCGCACTCTTCATCGTCCCAGCACTGCTCTGTTACATTCCAATAGCGGACACCGTAACCAGTTCCAGTGCTTAATTTCCCATATACAAGGCATGGTATCTGCGGATAATGTTCATTTTCGTATTCTCCATGAGCTTGTGGCACTTCATCTTTAGTCTTGTGCCACACGCTGTTGATATGCCAGTTCGCACCAGCAATAAATCCTTCTTTAAATTCATCTGCACCACATTCGCAACAATCGAATGCTGTATTATGACCGTTACAATGTTCGCAATATTCACGTTCTGAACATGGATAGGTCCCATTACAATTATAATGCTTATGAATTGCTTCCCTTGCTGCTTCTTTTATTGTCTGTTTCATATCTTATTCCCTTTCCAATCAGTTTTGAATTATCTCTATTGTGTTAGTCATTTAAAGATTCTTTTCAGCCCCACATTCATAGCATCTCTCTTAGCTTCGTCTGAAGGGTGAACATATATATTAAGAGTTGTACTAACATCTGAATGCCCCAAAATAGATGATGTCGTTTTTATATCCACCTTATTTTCAATGAGAGTTGTAGCAAATGTGTGTCTTAGTCCATGAAACTTAATACAGTGGTCTAATTTGACTTTTTCAAGTATATAAGCTTTGTAATAATTCCGAAATGTACGAGGCTCAATAGGAGCATCCGAACAGGTGCAGACATAATAATCATCATTACTTACCGATTTAAACCTTTTCACTATCGAAAGAATACCTTTCATAATAGGAATGTACCTATCAGATGATGTGGTTTTAGGAGTGCCTATTTCAATCCACGTCTTTTTAGTATCAGGGTCATAAATACGCTCCATTGTTTTATTTACATGAATCATTTTGCAGTCTAAATCAACATCTTTCCATTGCAAAGCACATACTTCGCCTATTCTCATTCCTGTGCAGATAGTAAGCAGTATTCCAAGATTGCGAGGTGACGGGTTCTCTATGGCATAATCTACTATTCTCTTGTATTCAGCATTTGTATACCTTTCTATTTTAGATACGCCTGTTTTAGCTTTAGTAGGCCACGTCATTTTCCAGCGAGTATCTGGTACATTTATTTCAAATTCTTCGGAAGCGAAATGTATGAGCATTTTTAATACAATTAAAATATCATTGCAGTATTTTGACGATTGCCCGTCCTTCTCCATCAATTTGTAAATAAATGGAACAATAGTTTTTTTATTGAGATTTTCAACATCTTCATTGCCCATTATCGGATTTAAGATATTTGTATATATCATCTTATAAACAGACAATGTAGACGCTTTCACTTGTCTCTCTTTTATAGGTAACCAAGCCTCATATACTTCTTTCAATTTCATTATTGCATACTATTTTATCATTTATATTAGCTTTTATTATATCCGAAAATCCCAATGTGTCATCGTGGGCATTCAGTAGTATATATTTCTGCTTTACAATATTTTCAAGCACATCTCCATGATACACATATCCCATTATTCCACGAATGGAAAGGTTTAATAGTAGTATTGGAATAGAACGTGATGATAACTCCCAACATGTCACTATGTGTTGAGATGGAAAATGCTCATATGGAAGAAATTTGCGACAACGCTGCCACCAATCTGCAATAATCATAGAGCCATTGCCGGCGGTCGGTTCGTGAATTGAACCTAATTGCCCTGTGAGTTTGGAACACAAAACTCCAAGAGTATTCGGCGTAAAATCCTGTTTCTTTTGTTTTCGCTCCGATAATTCGTTTTCATACAATTCTTGAAACCAATCATACGACATATCATAACCATTCATTCGCATTAACTCGTGATAGATTATATTACGCTCTCTAATATCTCCTTCGATAATGCGCATTACTGCATTGGGTAACTCGTTCAAATCCTCTATCTTGAAAAGACTAAATACTTCTTCTTTTTTCATAATACGCTATATCTCTTTTTAAAATATTTCTTATCAAAGCGATAGACCGTGAAATCCTGGCTTCGACATTTCCTTTGCTAATATTCAATGATTTTGCTATCTCCTCATTACTATAACCATTATATCGCATAGCCATTATGTCTCTATCTTTTTTTACTTTTAGCAAACCGAATATTGGAAATTCAAATTCATTATTTTGACAATAAATATCAAAATTGAGTTCAAAAAACTTTTTTATATGGTTAATATAATCCACAGCTCTCTTTTTGCAATACCATACCCAAGTAGCCAATATATCACTCTTGCTTCTATTACAAGTCACAAAGACGAATGCATCCTGAACTATATCTTCTGAATCCTGCATTGATAATCCATAACTAAATGATAAATAGATACATATACGTTTAAAAGAACTCTTATATAGCGAAGTACAGCTGTTCATTACGCTTATATCTATAATGACATTTTTTTCATTAGGTATATACAAATTAGATAACGTATAGTCATCATTATTACCGTTTTTATATTTAGGCCTTAAATCTAACCATTTGTGAGCTTTAAAGGCATTATACACACATTGTGCTACTGTTACATGTATCTCTTTTTTTGCCCCGATAGATAATCTTACAAACTTTTCTGACAACTTTCTTTTGTCATGATGTTTGGGAATTATAAAACATTTATTAGCAATTTCTTTACAAAAAAATACATCGCCACTATCAGTTATATAATATCTCTTATTCGGAGAATCCAAGAGAATGGGTATTTGCGCAACCTTTTTCCCAGTTTTTTCTTTAATGTACTGCCGTGTCATTTCCATCGAGCTTACGAACCAGCCGTCTTTTATATTCATTTGTTTTCCTTCCTTTTATTCCGTTCCCGATTGTCTTCCGAAACACACATCTTGCACCATGATGTCTTTGTTCAGAACCACTCTTCATTCACTCCGACCTCTACCGAAAGCCAGTCCATGAGGAGGGTTATAAGGTTATAAATAGGTTTCATCTCACTAAACTTTTATCGCGTTGGCAATATTATCCGCATCCGACAGTTTTCTTACCAGCACATCAAACGCCGCCGTACACCGCTCTGTGTTCATATTGACCGTTTTCCCGATTTTCAAACTATCGGAAGCAAGGTTCATCATCCTTGCCACATTTGAAAGCTTCAAATATTCCAACGTGAACCCGTTGAACCGTGCATCTTTCTTCCGAAGCTCTTTAATCCTTTCGTCAAACTGGATGCAGGCGTAATCACACAATGTCCTTGCAAGTTCGAACCTTGCAATCTCTGCGGAATGGGATATGCCGTTATCGTCAAGAACCTGCTTGAATTGCCAATACAACATATCCACGTGCTTGTTCACTTCTTCCGTATACTTGTCGTTGCAGTCGGCGAAAAACTCGCTCCGGTCTGAACCGATAACGCTGTTTACAGTACGCTCGTATTCCTTTCTTGCCTTATCGGCATCATTCAAATACCGCTTGAATGCCTATTTGTAATAAGGCGTTCTTTTCATTGCATGCAGGCACTCGATAACCTGCCCGCAACAAATGTCGTTCGTGAGCAATATGTTGTAGGTGCACAGAACTACAAGGCTCTCATATTTGCTGATTATCTGATTTGCCGTGTCGGTAGTCATTGCCTTGCCTGTTCTGCCTTGTTCATATTCTTGTTTCTGCTCTCTTTTGCAAGTTCATCAATCATGCGCTGATACTTCCTTGCCACCAACGGGCAGCGTATACGCATTGCATTGTCACGCTGCCACTCCAATTGTTCGATTTTCTTTTCAATCTCTATGTCCATAATCATTTTTTCTTGAATTTCTCGCATATCCTGCCGTATCTGCCACAAGCGCACACTCTATGGCTTCTAATTTTACAAAAGCATGAGTTCTCGATAAAGTCTGTGGCGTATGAGCATTGGCGGCAGTGGACGGGGGGTAGGGGTTCTTTTGTCTTTGCCATCTATCTTCGGCTTTCACCTTCAATTTTAACCACATTGAACATCTCTTTCACCCGGTCGGCTATATAGGCTCCATACCGTTGAGAGAACTCCTTGTCCGGGTCAAGATTGGTAGTCATGTGGGTATAGAAATTATATCGCTGCTCATAACGAAGTTGTAAAACGGTCTGAATGGCATTTATGCCCGTACCAAAGTGTTTGGCATCCATAGGCTCCCGTCCTACTTCGTCAATGGCAAGATTGTGCATACATGACCTATCTGTGTATAGGTTCAACCCGATAATACCTTTCTCGGCAAACTGTAAGGCAATCTCGGCAGCACTGGTAAACTGAAAGGTCAATCCAGCATCCGCGCCGCCAATACAATAACGGGCGATTTTTGCCGCATAGTTCTGTAGCCCTTTCAGCAAAGTGGACTTGCCCACTCCGATAGAGCCGTGTAATAATAATCCCTTGCTTACATCCAATACTCCGGGAATCCCCCAAACCCATTGATAAAGGGCTTTCAATAATTGGCGATTACTATCATCAACCATAAAGACTGGCGAGATTGTTTTCATAGATGCAACGAGTTGATTACGCCAATATATGTCAGCCTGTTCCCTGCTCCATTGCTTCTGATTAGCCTTATTTGCCGAAAACGATTGATTTGATACCGGCGGAGCTTTTGTCTGGTTCAGTATCAAGTTTCCGATTCTTTCCATAATTTTTTAGTTCAAATAATCCGGAATAGTTGTTTGCTATTGATTGCTCAACAATACATCTTGCTTTTTGGGGGTTGTTGTCACTTAACTCTAATAGATGATTATAGCACATTTTTAGCGACTTAGCAGATTTATAGTTTTCCCTTCGCTCGCGCTTATATTCAAGCCATTCCCTAAATGCATCTTTAAAATCCTCATCAACAAAAGACAAATCAACTTCCTTGTTTTTGGGAATCGCTTTCTTATCTCCGTTAGGAGATTCTTTCTCTATATCATTTTCATTATCATTTTCATTAGGCTTGTTTTGGGTTGTTTGGGTTGAATTTAACCCACTGGGTTGTTTGGGTCGTTTCGATTTTGCGTTGCTATTCCCAATCGGAGCACCACCTTTACGCCCGTTGTTCCGGTTTCTCTCGACAATGCCATGATATTTAGTTTCGTCTATCTCAAATTGGTTGATAAAGAAACCAAATGCCATTTCAATGTCCTCCTCTACCGTAACCTCCTCGCCAAGTTGATACTTGAAAATTGCACGGAATAATCGTCCAAGCTGTTTGTCTGATAATCTTGATATAGGTTTGTAGAAAGACTTATATAGTATAAAGCTATCTTTTGCCATTGTCATACATCTTTCAAATAATCGTTTACAACTTTTATAAACTCATCAAGTGACCGGACAACGACATATTTGGCGCCGATACTTTCAAACTCCTTCTGATAGGCTTTCTGATTCTCCGACTGCCTGCCTGTTTTAGTCTTTAATTCTACCCCACAGAAAGGATAAAACTTATTCGGTATAAGAAGTATCAAATCGGGGAATCCTGCACGAACGCCCATCTGCTTGAACTTTGCAACTTCAATTGAATTGCGTTTTCCGCCATTTGGAGAGTGATGGAGAGTTAGTCTATATTTAGGATATGCGTAATTAAACCACTTTACGCAAGCTTTTTGGAGTTTGTCTTCTAAATGTCTCATGCAAATTATGGTAGTTTTAATTTTATTTCATTGATAAGTTCTTCATTGGATATACAATAGCCGGCATTAGCTATGTCGCATAAGTGCCTTTTTAAATCGGCTGGATTGTTAAATTCAATAGGTTGCTCTCCAAAAGGAGTAATGGGAATTCCTTTTTTATATACCACATGCCCTCGTTTTTCTATTTCTTCAATCAAATCTTCATCAGAGGCGACGGTCATAAAATCATCGAGATAATCGTCTATATATATGTTCGTTTCGGTTGTGATTGTAATATACTCTCTTTTTTTCTTCATATATATTTGATTTTAAGTTCCACATCCACCGGCTTATCTTTCATCATGGAGAAAACATCGAGTATCCTCTCCTTAGTCAACTGGATAGGTCGGGTCATTATTCCACTTTCTATGTTTTCCAACGGTATCTTCTTTCCGTCATAGGTAATAAGAACCGCAGAAGTTATTACGTAAGGACTCATGTCTTGTATTGTTTCTTTATCTGCCTTGCAATCTTCTTGTTCAGCTTACTTAGACGCTCTGCCTGCTTGCTGTCACCTCCAAAATTATGAATGTCTGACTTTCGGTCTGCGATAAGCTTCTGAATGATTGCACCTTCGGATTTGGTTATTGTAAGTTTCATAATGAGTTGTAGTTAGTGGGGAAGTTCCGAATCGAACAGAACACGTTATTTTGCTGGATGGTAAAGGATAATAAACTAATGAATAACTAATACTAATTTTAAAACAAAATAATTGGCAATCAAAAAGAATAACCGCCCAATACGTTCAACGCTACCATATTCCCCATTTTCTCGTCAGTCCCCGTATACAGTGCCATTGGCGTAACCCTGGTTGGGCTTGGCGAGATTGTATGGATAAAATTATTTCCCAAAAAGACCTTCACAGGCTATCGCTCCCGGATAGGCGGTCAAGCCACACCGGGATAGTTAACTGTTAGCTGAAATTAAATCACTTAACCCGAACCTTTCACGGGACTTCTGCGTGAGCAGAGGGCTTTCGGTTAATTATATCAAGTCTAAAATCTTTGTCTTTGCAATAGCGTCCAGTTTCATATCTTGAAGCCCCTGTTTCATGTATTCCGCTGCCTTTTTGTTGGCATCGTCCATGTCTTTTGCCGAAAGGAGAACATAGTATTTATTCTCCTTTTCTTTTCCGTTGTCGTCTACGAAAATCTCAACAAGAGTAACCTTATAAAAGAACTCATCTTCCTGCTTTTCGTTGACAATCTCACGTATCTTGCTTCGGCTGATTGCGAAAACATCACAATCGCCATTGTACAGTTCATTGCCTTTCAATTCCACATGACCGAAAAGTTCATCATCAGTTATGTAATGTTCGGTGACTTCTTTTTCATCACCTTTCTCGTTAACCTTGTTTACTTTTAGCTTAAATTCGTATAGCATGATATTATATGTTTATAGGTTACACATCAGAACGGGAGGTCGTCTTCCCCGTCGGTCTGTAAGGTTGGCGCTTCCACCGTAGCTGCGGCATTCCCGGAACCCTCAAATTCATAAGGCTTGAAATCCCCCAGGTAAACCTTTGACTTGGCTTCTGCTTCTGCCTTGTTCGCATCCTTATACTGCTTTGATAAGTATTGTTTGCAGTAATGGGTATTGCCGTATTGGCTCGGCTCTCTACGCTCATTAATATTAACGTTAAGATAGACGGCTTTTGCTTTCAGGTTCTCGTCCATACTTACATAAAGGTCGTTTTCTTCTATAGGAATGACAACGCATTTCTTATTCTTGATTGTTGCTATGCCCGCTTTTTCGAGCTTTAGCAAATTTACGTTTCCGGTTAAATTCATTTCTTATTGAGTATTTGATTAATAATTTTATTTGCTTCGGTTATACGCTTCTCAAATTCGGCTATTACAGCTTCATCTCTTGTTATCTCTACAATGTGAATGCTATGCTTCAAGAACGGGCAGAAAACGACAAAATCGGCTTTGCCCAAACCCGTACAAGACATCTCCGCTTGTACTTGGTAGAAATATTTAGGATTAACAGCTTTCAGAGTTTTGTTATCCTTAACCTCTGCCATGTATTCTATGAATGTTTTAGGCAAAGGACATTTCACCTCTACCACCTTTCTTGTGCCATTCCTAATCGCTATCCGGTCGGGAGAAGCTGAGAAATAAGGTATTGTAGGATGTTGTATGCTTTCGCACTCTTCAAGTTCGCATCCGGTAACAAGCTGATAACATTCGGCTGCGAAATCCTCATTATCATGCCCAAACTCTATAAACTTGTTGTTGATGCTTACCTGGTTTTGGTATATCTCAAACAGATAATCATCTTCAATATATTTAGGAAGAATATTACGTTCTGCTGCGACTTCATATATATAGGAAAGGGCTGTCTTTCCAAACAATTCCCCTCTCTTTCCGCTTGTCATAAGGTCACCAATGCGGCTACCAGTTATCTTTCCCAAGCGGGACACCAGCCATTCCTTTGAACCTTGTTCTATCATTGTGCGGGCTGGCTAAAGATTTCACCTGTTGTCTTATCAATTACTGGCTTCATTGCTTTTTTCATAGCTTCTTTCTTTGCTTCCTTACTTCCTCTGATTGGTTTCATAAGTTCATCAACAGTAGTATCTCCGTCTTTCAGGGACTGAACAATTCCAAGAAGTAGCGCGATTTCATCTGCTTTAATCTGATTGATTGTCTGTTTACCACACAACTTGATTGTTTCCTCTTCTGTAATTCCGTATTCGTCAAATAAAAAATCTATTGCTCCTTTTCTTCTCTTGATTATTTTTTCTTCATCAGACAAATCGCCAGTGATGAACTTTTGCGCAGCCCTATAAACTTTCTCAACGACCGCTTTTGGAACGACCGCAAACACCGCATTTCTGTATGCAATACTGTTTGCTGCATTCCCAGTAACGGTAATCATATCATCAGAAAAACGTTGTCCTTTGCTATTGACAATACTTCTGCGAACTTCAAAGGCGGAAGCTACGTTCGCTTCCAAATCCCAGCAGGTTCCTCTACTGATTATCTGCTTATCGGTGATTTGAACCACCTTGGCTTCTGTCCTTATGTTCCCCCAGTTAGATACAATAATCTTGGCGAGGTGCACAGATGGGCCGGTAATAGGTTTCCCACCACGAGGTAACGCATACCCGCAGCTTTGCGCCGTCTCAACATCCATTGTTGCTATAGCGATAGAATTGTCAACGCATCTTTTAATACTTCTTGGATATTGTTTAGCTGTTGCCACTTGACTGTCAACACTGGCGCGTTCAACCGCATCTACCTGTACGATTTGTACATCCTGCGCTTCTACAGGAAGCACTTCGTAATTTTCTAATCCCATAATATGATAAATTTTTAATTCAACAATATCTTGATAACCCCTGACTAAGGCAGAGATTAGTTCTTTCTTCTTCAAGTTCAGCAGGAGTGTAATCGTATTGGTTACATTCCATCTCTGCGCGCAACTCCTCAATGTCTTCCTCTATAAGCTGAATGATTTCTTCTTTTGAAGAATACCCATACTTGGGAAGATAGTCCAAATCGCAAGCTTTGACTTCGTTCAGCTCCTTGTACAGTTCTTCAAGTTCATTTTCCATTGTATTGTGTTTTTAAACCGCCCGTACAAGGTTAAAGGGAAGCGGTGCGCACTTCGCTTCTCTCACGGCTTTTAGTACGGTAATAGCACTACCTTTGATGCGGCATAGGCCAAACCTCTATAATCTCAAATTTTCCTTTTTGATATATATCTTATGGTTGTGGTAATCTTTGACTATTGCGTAATCAGATTCCGGTCTAATATTACCTGTACAATCTTCTACATAGGAGTTTTCATAGGCTTTCACCGTTGCACTGCCGCAGGCTTTCACCGTTGCACTGCCGTAGGCTTTCACCGTT